GACATTTTTTTCTTCGGTCGCGGTTGCTGATTTACGATGCGCTTCTAAATATAATTGTGTTGCAGTATTCTTGTCGAACTTAACTTCTTCACGCATTTCCTCGCGCAAGTATTCGATGGCCAAGTTAATTTTTGGTTTCTTAAATATGTCGTACACGGAATCTTGGTTCTTGTACCCCGCTGCACGGCCCGCGGCCGCTTTACTCATCCCACGTAGAAAATACAAAATCAGTCTTTCTTCCTGAACCGAAAGCTCGGATAGTTTTACTCCTGCATATGGGTAATGTGACTGAAGCTCCATCCTATCTTCGTCGGAAACTTCAACTGTGTGATCTGCGACTAGGCTCATGTTCCTAAATATACCTTATAACGTTTTATATTGGAAATTTATAATAAAAAAAAATATTTGAAAAATATGAAATATATCGCTGAGACATCTTCTCCTACTATCACCACAGACCCCACTCCGACCCGATCCCATTCTACTATCACCTTTCTCCGTTTCAACTTTTGGAACCTTGTTTTGGTTTTTACCCGCCGACCTCGTACCTCGGCCCACGCTTCTCTGTCTCTTGTTATTAACTTTATATGGAGCATACTATGTCTACATTCTTCTCTTACTCTAAGACTTTTATCTTTGGATTCTTCCAAGGTCTGTCATCTTTATTCTTTATCCTATTGGCCATCGTCCTTTTCCTATGGCACTACCTACTTCCTTTATTCAAGGACCCCCTTGTAGCTCGCATCATGTGCGTTGTATTCTTCTTAGCCCTCTTAGGCATCATCTAACTACTATCATCAAGCTAGGGAGCAAGTGCAATCATCTTGTTCCCTCACGCTTGAGAATGTTCCGTTGGTTCCACGGCTCTAACCCAATGTGGAACCATGTCGTGGAACCACGACTATCGTGCATGCCTACTGGATTTGCATACCAACGGAACAGAGTTGGTTCCGCGGTTCCGCGTGAAACAAAGCCTGCTTTGCTAACGGACAACGAACCACGGTTATTGGATATAGATTCTCTTAACCTATAACTAAGTGGAACCAGTGGAACCACACCTATAACCACGCATCGTTACAAGGTTTATCGTGTTCCATGATATTTGGAACCAAGTGGAACCAGTGGAACCACAACAGTCAGCCGTGTCCCACGGTGACTGCTATTACATTAGGTATATTAACTAGTACAAGGAGTACATTATGAAATACGTAGTATCAACACAATACATAGAGAACTATGGAGCTCATTCAGAGCGTGGCACTTATGCGCACAACCAACATTGTTGGAAGTTCAAAGGTGGCACTGACTATGTTGTTACTGGTCTGGATAGAGTAGAAGACGCAGTTGCATTTGTTCAAGCATATCTTGCAGTCGGCAAGAGAGGCAACAACATCATGGTCAAAGAGTTTCCAACTGAATGGCAGTCTTATGCCGATTGGAGAGACTCTATGTATGATCTTCAGTCTGATCATCTTAACCACGTTCTTGAGTCAACAGTTCATATTGACCCACGGGGCGAAGATGTGGCTGATCTGTTAAAGGCTCGCGGAGCTCAGACTCAGCCTATCGGAGACGAAGCAGATACCTCATCCTGAGGTGTCTGTTGTTTAGTAAGTTATATTAATTAAAGGAGTATGTTATGAGTATCGTAAATAGTGAATGTGAATGTTGTGGTAAGAAAGCAATATTGGAAGAGTTTAGTGAAGATTGGGAAGTTTATGGTCAAGCTTCTATTTATTCTTTTATGTTCTGTGCTGAGTGTATGGAAGATAAAGAAGATATGTTTAGGGAGTTGATGAGTGATTATGATTAAGAAGAAAGAAACTATTATGGATAAGTATGGAAGGTCTGGTCCTTCCATATCCGTAACGTGGAAAGATGACGCTCTATTAGAGAACTTAAGAAAGCTGTTAGGTCTTAAGACCAAACCAGCAGTAATACGGTTTCTTGTAGAGAGATTTAGAAGTGATTTAAATGAAGTATCAGATTTGTTAAAAGATATATTGGAGAAATAACTATGAAAGAAGTAAATGTATGGTATGGGACTGATGAAAACGCTTGGCTAAGTAATTTAGCTGAGCGTAGGTTTACCCTGAAAGATGGAAGAGAGTATGTAAGCGTTGAACATGCTTACCAGACTTGGAAAAGCGGAGAGTTTTGTCCAATTATTTATAGAAAGCCTTGGGAGGCTGGAAAGAAATATGTGGGTAACTACCCTAAGACTGCTAATAACTGGAATATTAAGTTAATGGAAAGTCTTATTATGGATAGCTTTTCCCAGAACCCTGGGTTATGGGGTGCACTCTGTCTTATTGAAGGAGAGTTTACCCATAACCAAGACCGAGGAGTCTGGAAGCATGAGTTTCCTAGAATTCTTGATGAAGTTCGTGATATGGGGATTCATCTCCATCGTGAAAGATCAGTTGCTTGGATTTAATGCCAAGCCACTCGCTCGGGCCTTTGGCCCTCGCTCGTCGACAGTTGTCCACGTCCCGTGGCAACTGTTAGTGAGTATTGTATGTTAGTTACAGGTGTAGCTAGCAAGTTAATTATATATACCTAGGAGGTAATTATGTTGTATTCATTATACATATTAAAAGACGGCAAAGACGGCAAATCTAGATCTAGAGAAGTCGGCATAGCAACTACTAACAAAGACGGTAGCTTAACACTACACTTTGACGTAGCTATCCCATTGACTGCTGACAATCAGCAAGCAAAGGTCTTTATGCGTGTCATTGAGATGAAAGAACAGCCAGCAACAGCAGTAGCTTAGTTGGTTGTGTCTGTATCTGGTAGAACGTAGGTTCTTTAAATCCAAAGTGGCCAGACTAAGTAACGTAGCTTGCAAGACAAAGCAGACAACGACATCCCGAGGTCGTACAAAAGCTCGGGACGGTTGTTACGGAAAGCACATGCTCAGATGAGAAGCTGGGCGTTATATTAACCATTATTACTTAGGAGGTAATATGAATATAGTAAAAACTACTGCCAGTATATTTGGCAAAGCAACGAAACTTGTTGTGTCTCTTACAGGTAACTCTTTCAATAGCATGAAAGCAGGTTTCGCTGAAGGGTACACGGGTATCAACGCCACTCCAGAAGTAGAAGCACCAGTTTCACCTGTTGCTCCTACGGTACAGAGACAACCTGTACAACAGGAGTTTAATTTTACTCAGCCAACACCAACGGCTGAGTAAGTAAAAAAGGGAGCTTCGGTTCCCTTTTTTTATACTGTAAGAATACCCGCAAGTGCTTGTATATGCCAACTGCCACATCCTGTGTCAGTTGCTCAAGTTGTCTTGCGTAAGTTAATCCAAAACAAGGAGGTTTGTATGGATGAAGTACATGTACCCAACGAGGTGCTACAAAAGGCTGAAGCTAGCGAAATACAATCGCAAGCTGATTATGTAAATGCTGGTGAGTTGCTTAAGCAATTTATCAGACGTGTAGAATTGTCATCACAAGGAGGAAATTATGGCGACACATTTTGACCCAGACGATCTGGGACCACAAGTAGTAGACATGGCTAACGGTGAGACAGGAGAACTCCTGCCTGACCAGAAGACACCAGAGTCTGCTTGGAAACCAGATACTATTGGCGATCCAATAGGTTCAGAAATCAGAGCATCACAGGACCCTGTCCATTTGCCTGACTTTTACTACAGAAAGTATTCTATTGACGGCGAAGGTAAAGCTATTGCCCAGCCATCAAGAGTGCAAGGTATCATGGATGTATTCAAATCCAAACGTGATACGGTAATGGTATTCAACAACGCAGACGAAGCATTGCGTAAGAAAGAAGAAGATTATTTTCTTCAACAAGTTCAGCAGATTGCTGACGGTCTCTTACCACTGTGCGAGACTGACCCACAATCCACGGGTATCAACTTTTTACAGTTGACAACTAGGACATGGGCAGAGTTTGCATCTATTGCATACGAATACAAAGAAGAAACAGCATCTGCTAATCCAAACGATGACTTACCAGTATGGTTAGTCGAGCGTGAAGACAAGATGTTTGGTCTTGGCCGTAAGGCTCGTATGTTATCAGCTGTCGTCGGCTTAGTCGGTGACTCGTTCGGCTTACACGATCTTGCGTTAAAAGACGCTCGTGTCAGGAATGAGATCGAGAGGCGACAACAGCGACTAGCGGAGTGGAACTTCAAGAATCACGCTGATTCCTCTGTCAAAGTTTCAACAGCGCTAAACAATGCAACCGTTGAGCACACTAAATCCGTGTTTGACAATGCATAACCCAACGGGGGCTTCACGGCCCCCACTTTACCATAGGAGGAAATTATGGGACTAGATATGTACGCAGGATGGTTACATCCTAAACCAGAGCAACCAGATAACGTGGTTGATATAAAAGATAATATAGGCGAACGCATGGAATCTGTGTATGAATGGCGTAAACATGCCAGGCTACAACAGTTCATGATGATGTTACATGATTCTAAGAACAACGGACCTGGACAGGGAGAACGTAATGGAATGATGGATTCGTTTAACAGTGGAGAAGTGCTCATGCTTACAAAAGATGATGTGCTTATGCTAAAAGAACGTGTAGAGAAAGAAGACTTACCTTTTTGTCCAGACGGTTTTTTCTGGGGACATCAGTTCCAAGAAGAGTCGGTCAAAGAGTACAAAGAACAAGACCTTAAGTTTTGTGAAGATGCACTCAAGTGGCTCGATGAAGGTAAAGAAATATGGTACGAGTGTTCGTGGTAAATTACTAGGAGGTAATAATGCATACAATTAATCCAATCAAACTCAAAGACGAGTTAAAAGACTGTATCCATGCTGGCTATCCAGCAATGATATGGGGTGGGCCAGGCATTGGCAAATCAGATATACCTGCACAGGTTGCACAAGAACTCAATATTAAGCTTATTGATTTTCGTGCTAACTTGTTCGACCCTGTCGATGTGCGTGGTATTCCATATATTAAACAGTTGAAAGAAACTGGCAAACGCTTCACTTCGTGGGCTATACCAGATGTGTTTCCAATTGCTGAACGTGACGGAGACCGTGGCTTGTTGTTTATCGACGAGTTACCAACTGCACCACCAGCAACGCAAAATGCTTTTCTACAACTGTTGCTCAACAGAGCCATCGGTGAATACGTATTGCCTGCTGGCTGGCAAATCATTTGTGCTGGCAACAGACTGACTGACGCAGCATCTGTTTATCAAATGCCAAGTCCAGTTCGTAACAGGCTTGCTCACTATGAGCTCGAGCCAACGTTGGACGACTGGGTACAATGGGCCTACCAAAACAACATCGATGCAGATGTTATCTCGTTTATACAATACAGACCTAACTTGTTGTCTGCATTCAACGCAGATGAATACGCTTTTCCAACGCCACGTGCGTGGTCGATGGTAAGCAAAAAAATGTCAAGAGCTAACACTGATCCAGAACGTTTGTTCTTCGGTGTGTCATCACTAGTCGGTGATGGTCCAGCTGGCGAGTTTGTTGCATTCAAAGAAATTGCTAACAAGCTACCTGACATTGACGTGTTGCTTAAAGATCCATCTACGTACAAGAAAGACGACAACCCAGCGTTGTTGTACGCCTTGGCTACTGCGGTTGCTACTAGAGCACAAGACGACAGGATGGAAAATATTATGAAGCTAAACAACAAGTTACCAGTAGAGTTTCAGGTTGTATTAGTCAAAGGTTGTTTGGCCAAAGACAGACAACTCAAGTCACACAACGATGTGCGTAAGTGGATCGTTGACAATGCTAATGTTGTTTTATAGGAGGTTATATGAAAACAGTTAGACTATCTAGAAATTTGCAGGACGACATCAGACGTTCTGCAGAAGCTAAGTATAAAAATGCCAATCCAGAAAAAGAGTATCCGCAAGACGGGTACTCTGTAATGCAAAGACTTGGCGTTATTGACAAAACCCAACGTACTAAAAAGATGTTTGCAGACATATGGGACAGAACTCTGCCTATGCAAAATGTAGACAACATACAGCTACGTTCAGAAGCTGTTGAAGATGACGACGACGGTGAAGGTAATCCTTACACACGTAATTTATCCTACACATTGCGTTGTCCACCAACAGACGTGCCTAAGTTTCTATGTTATTACGACGAGTTAAGACTTGACGTACCATGTGATGACCCAACAATTGTTGAGTGCATGGCCATAGAAAATTACAACAGCGATCTTAGACAAAAGAAACGTAACTATGTTAGACAGCTAGAAGATGTCATGTACAAATTTAGTACGCTAAATCAGTTACTTAAGGCCGCTCCGTACATCAAAGACCTGGTCCCTCAAGACAAAGTCACGAAAATGTATGAGAAAGACGACAGATCAGGCAGGCGCGCAGAGCTTGCAGAAGTTGCAGACTCTGAATTGCAAGAGTTACGTGAAGTATTATTAGAAGACGCATTATTAGGAGATGACTAATGGACTATGACCCAGATTATGACATATCAATCGATGAGGAGATGACATGAATCCAGCATTTACAAAAGCTAGGTCAAGACTTATTCTTGACAACCCATTCTTCGGCACGTTGTGTCTCAGGCAAACGCCTACTGAGTGGGACGAGCCAACTGGCGCAGTAGACGGTAAACATTTGTTTTACAACGTCAAATGGTTCGAGAAACTAACAGAAATGGAACGTGTAGGTTTCCTGGCGCACGAAGTTATGCACCTAGTTCTTATGCATCACACACGTAGACAAGAACGCAACGGTCACAAATGGAACGTTGCAGCTGACTACGCAATTAACAATCATTTGATTGCAGAAGGTTTTATTCTGCCGAAAGGCGGTCTGGTGGATGACCAGTACACAGACATGACCACAGAAGCTATCTACAACATGCTA